AAAGACTCTGAGGCCGCATTAAAACTTAAGCAGCTAGAAATAGACTTATCTAAAATTGATGCGCAGAATTATGTAACGGAAGTTGATGATAGGAAAGACGCAAGACAATTAGCGATTAAAAATGAGTGGCAGACTTTCATATTGGCGTTAGGATTTTTGTCATTCTATGCTGCCTCAATTGTCTTGCAAGGCATGGCGATTATCAACGTCCCCCCTGAAATACAGGGTAGCCTTAATATTGCGGCGGCCATGATTATGGGATTCTATTTCGGCAGCTCTAAGGGTGAGAGGAATAATAGAGAAGCTAAATAGCTACACTTGAAGACCATTTAATTTCATTAAATTAACATTAGCGTAACTCTCATTTTTACATTTTGGGCATAGATGATAATTTGCAACGTTCGATACTGGGCTCAGCTTAATAGCTCCAGAATGCTTGCATTTAAAGCAATAATATTCCTCATCTACAAATAATAAATTATCATCAAAATCTGATAGATTAAAATATTTGGTCATTTTATTTTTCCGCTATAATGTTTTACAAAATTATTTATCCATTAAACCCGCACCAGCACTTTTCACTAACCGACTCATCCCACCGATGCCCTGTGGAGCATTGATACTCATCAGTGTATTTATTGGTATCATGCAGATGATATATCCCGTATTCGTCATGGAAGCATTCACGGTTACTGCCGTAAGTGCATCTCCTAGTAACTTTTACTTTACTTTTTCCGCCGACATTCAAGCATTCTGGACATTTAACTATTTTAAAATCTCTAACCATCGTCGTCTTTGTCTCTTCCTTCGCCGAATTTATTGATTTTGTTTTTCATAATCGATAATTCATTAGTAATCAGCATCTCTAATATAGCAGTTTTGTTAAATGCCACTCTAGAGGTTCGGTTAAATTCTTCGGTTAGTTCTTCAAGGGCGGCGATTGTTTGATCGCGCAGACGAAAGGAAACCATACGCCTAGGCGTATTATTGGATTTAAAGGTCTCTTTCTTTGGCAACTTCTTATAAGGCTTCTTCACAATAACTTCAGTGTCAATACAAATGTAAATACATTGTATGACACACTAATCAATTAAGCAAGTTATTTAAAATTTATAATATGATTGCATTCGTAGCAAATGTTATGTTATATCATGCATAATTGATTCGAAAAGGCGCAAAATGTCAGATGCCACAAGCTAGAGATTTTCGAGAGATAACCCCGCGTGAGATCAAATTTTGTTATTCCTATCTGTCTAATGGGGGTAATGGCTATAAGGCCGCGATAGATGTTGGTCATAGCCAAGCAAGTGCAAGGGGTAATTCTCACAAGTATTTAAAAAGTCCCGCGGTTAAGAGGTTTATGAGCAAGCAATTACAAAAAATCGAAGATGAATTAGGGGCGGATTTCATGTGGAAGATTCAAAAGCTTAAGCGCGCTATTGAACTTTGCATGCCTGATTATGAAGAAAATCATAAGAACTGCAATATGACTGCTCTTATTTCGGCGATTAATGAGATGAATCGAATGCAGGGTCATCATGCAGCTGAGAAGCGTGTTATCGAGAATAAGGATAAAGGCGATATTGAGGCTGTGCATGAAATACTTGATGAGCTAAAAGAGAAGTATAAGAAAGACTATTAATTGATTACGTATTATGTAAAGTCATTATGAGTGTTAATTAATTGTTCTGAATTTTATCAAAGAAATGTAGATCGATAATATTATGTTATCGGTGGTAATAAATTTTACACAGTAAAAATTAACTGTTATTTAAGATGATAGAAGCGACGCCACAGAATTTAATTGACCCTCGTAGATTTTCGATTCTTGATGCGCGTGCGCAGTTGCATGGTTCGCTTTTATTGTTTATTCAGACCTTTTACAGGATCCTTACTGGCAGGGATTTTCTGATTGCAAATCCAATTGGGAGGGAGTCTCCGCAGATTACTGTCTGTAGGCAGTTGACTCGGTTATTTAATCTTGAAATAGACAAGTTAGTGCTTAACCTACCTCCTGGGCATGGTAAAAGCACCATGATTTGCTACTTCATTGCCTGGGCTATTTCTCAATATGCCGACTGCAATCACATCTATGCCTCTTATAGCAAAGAGCTTGCTACCAAATGTACCTTTGTGATTAAGCAAATCATGATGCTTAGCCAATATCGCGATATTTTTGAGGTTGAGATTCGCAAGGACTCTTCAGCCAAGGATGAATTTACCACGCATCTTGGTGGCTGTACGGTTGCTGTAGGAACTGAGGGCACTATAACGGGTCGTGATGCCGGATTGCAGGGAGTTAATCGTTATTCTGGTGGATTGTTTATTGATGATGCCCACAAGCCTGATGAGGTACATAGCGATACTGTTCGCGAGCGGGTTATCAATAACTATAATCGGACACTGAAAAATAGGCTTCGTAGCCCTACAGTAGCTGCGTGTTATATGGGCCATAGGTTGCGAGAAGAGGATTTGCCGGATTTCTTGTTGCAAGGAAAGGATGGTTATCATTGGGATCGAGTCGTGTTAGAGGAGCTCGACGAAAATAACCATGCGCTTAATCCGAATGTGCGCACGACAGAAATGCTTTTAAGAGAGAAAGAATTTAACCCTTATGTGTTTTGGTCGATGCATCAACAAAATCCTCAGCCAGCAGGTGGCGGCATCTTTCAAAAATCATGGTTTCCGCTTCTGGAAGAAGACCCAGAAATACTGGCAACCTTTATTACCTGCGATACCGCAGAAACAGACAAAGAGTGGAATGATGCTACGGCATTAAGTTTCTGGGGCATCTATAAAATAAAACAAAATAATGTTCAGACTGATGAGCTTGGTTTGCATTTGTTGCATTGCATAGAAAAACGGGTAGAGCCAAAGGATTTGCAGCCATTGTTTTGGGACTTCTACGCCACATGTCGCAGTTATTCAGTAAAGCCAGAGATTGTAACGATTGAGGCTAAATCTTCTGGGGCAACGCTATATTCTGTATTACAAGACGTGCCAGGACTGCAAGTTATCAAGATTTTAAGAACGGTTGGTGAGGCAATCGATAAAGATGCCAGAAGGTCTCCTAGTAAGATTACGCGTTTATTATCGATGCAGCGATTTGTTGCTTCTAAGCGCATGTCATTGCCTAAATATGGCAAGCATACCGAATTATTTTTAGATCATATGCGGAAACTCACAGCAAATGGCGCTCATGCACATGATGATTTAGGCGATACTGCCTATGACGCTTACAAATGCGGAATTGTGGACGGCATTATCTTGCCAAAAGCACAAACCAATACAAATTTAATCAAAAATCTTTCTAATAATACTAGGATGCAACAAAAAATTGTTCAAGCACGGTGGAAACTATGAGTTTAATGTTAAGTTTTGATGATTCTTACGATGGCGGCGATAGTAAATTAGGTAATAAAAAGAAAAATATTAAGGCTTTTGAAAAGTTTTTCAGAAGAAATTTTGATACTTATAAAAAAATGTATTCATTTGTTTATCATAGCACGATAAATGAAGAAACTCGCGCCAATTTAGATAATGCGAATAAGCCTGTTGCTGAGTTTTCCTCTTTGTATCCATATCTTGGCAGAGTAATGGGTGAATTTACCACGCAAGAGCCGGGCGTTGAAGTATCTCGGGAATATGACGATCCTAATTCCACGACTCAAATGGCAACTTTTATTCGAAACCATTTACGCTATATCTTTACTCGGTCTAAATATGAAATGTCTGGTAATTATCGAAATCAAATTTGTGGCGGATTTGCGGCTTATTATTTGAGAGTAGATTATAAGTCAAAAGACAGCTTTGATTTGGATTTCTATATTGAAAATATTAATGACCCAACGACTGTAGGCTGGGACCCCAACGCAATATTGCCTGATAAAAGTGATGGAGACTTCTGTTACCGATCATTCTTATACAATAAAAGCCAATTCATTGAAGCATTTGGTGAAGCTGCCTTTAAAAAATTAAAAAAACAGTCCGGCATGGATGTGTCAGAGATTGATAGAAATATTAATAAGCCTTTCATTAAAGTGTATCAGTATTTTGAGAAAGAATATTTCTGGGAAAATTGGTATGAATTGTCAAACAAAATGGTCTTGTCAGAATCTCAGTATGAAAGCTTTAAAAATGAATTAATGCAATCTGCATTATTTGGAATAATGCCTAATATTCCGCAGATTGTAAAAACAAAGAAATGTCGCGATTATAGAATTAAAGAGCATATTGTTTGGGATAAGGGAATTATTGAAACGAATGATACGTATTATCGTAATTTGCCGTTAAAGTTTGTGGCAAATGACACTTCTATTATTTATGAAAATAAGGAAGAAATACCTTTGCAATATGCTAGGTCTTATTTTAAAGATGTAGTCGGATATCAAACGCTAAAAAATATCAGTGGCTCATACTTGGCTGCCAGGCTAGAAGAAACAATGCCGCTTAAGATAATTTATGCAGAAGGAAGCGTGCCGGAGGATGCGGCTTATCTCTATGAAAATCTCACGGGAAGTAATAACTTTCCCTACAGACCCTATGATGAAAAAGGAAAGCCTCTAGAGCCTCCTAGGTTTGCCCAATCACCGCCTATGTCACCAGAGATATGGCAAATTTTCTCAAGTGCAGACGCGGCTATCCAGGGCAATTTAGGAACTTTTTCCCAGGCACAAGGTCAAGTAGATGCGGATATTAGCAATAAAACTTATATTGATGCTGTAACGCAATCTAATTTGTCTTTGGCGCCTACCATTGAATCGCAAATGATGGCTATTGAGTCATTGGCTAATGACATCGTTAAGCTTATGCCAAATGTTTATAGTGGCCGTAAGTCTTTAATGATAAAAAACACCAATGGGACTACTGAAACCTATAATCTTAATGAAAATGACTTAAATTATAGCGAATCAACATTCAAGGTATGCGTTAAGGCTGGCGCTAATTTTGAGGCACAAGCCGCTCGATCTGTAAATACACTAATTAATTTAATGAAGATTAATCCTAAGTTATCTGCCTTTATTTCTGAAGTAGGTATTCCGACATTATTGGATAATATCCCGATGCCTAGCATTGATCCTCTCAAAGAGGCATACCCTGAGTTTTCCAAGAAATACGATCAAGCTCAGCAAATGGCTGGCCAGCAAAACCCCATGCAGATTGAAATGAAGAAATTGCAATTAAAAGAGCAAGAAAATCAATTAAAAGCGATGCAAATACAAGGCGATATTCAAGTAAAAAGCGCTCAGGTATCGATACAAAAACAATTGGCTGATATTGAGGCGGTTCTTCAAATGCATAATATTAGGCACAATCAGTCTAAAATCGATATCGAAAACCAGAAGCTTGAAACTGAAAATAAAAGGACTGATGTCGAGGCCGCATCTGCTGTTTTAAATCATGCTATGAATGTTAAAGATATGCATCATAAGCATTTAAAAGAATCTACTCAGGTATTGCATGATGTCGTTAAAACGCATTTATCTAATAATAAAGATAATGACGAGACAAAAGATGCGGTTAGTATGCCAGATGAAACCCAACAACAAGAGGAGATAGAAAATGGCTAAGAAGAACTTTATACAAGACGCTATTAAAAAACCTGGCGCATTACGAAAAACGTTAAAGGTAAAAAAGGGGGAAAAGATTCCCGATTCCAAGCTGGAGAAGGCGGTTCATTCCAAGAATGACAAAACCCGAGCTCGGGCTAATTTAGCTAAAACTTTAAAGAAATTGCATAAATCAAAATAATTCTAATAATTGCTTGCAATTTGAATTTCTATGGTTTATATAAGAATTACTTCTACATAGAAAGGTTAAATCTATGTTGTGGACGATCAAAGTCGATATAGCATGACCTGCGTTAACAGTCGAGGTGCAAATGAGTGAAGATTCTAATTCGTTAGATCAAATGTTACAAAATGAGACTTATACAAAAGAGCAGCTACAAGAGCATGTACATAAAGCTTTTAGTGCTGGTCTAGAGAAAGCCTCTAAAAAAGGTAACGGCGACGTTTCTGCTTTAAGAGAAGAGCTATTATCTTCGATTAAAAATGAGGTTTCGGCTGCTTTACAGAATACTTTATCTGAAAGCAAGCGAGCTCATGAAGAAGAAGCGGCGAAAGGCAGGCAACAGGCTGAGTTAGAGCAGGCATTTTCAAATTTAGAAAAAATTTGGAATGAGCGCTTAGAAAAAGCTCCGTCTGAGTTAGGTGACGCGATAAAGGGTATTGACTGGAATAACGAGGCAGTTTACACCAAAATGTATATTGCCAGACGTGAAGATGCTGCAGAAATAGCGGCATATTTGTCAGACAATGTCTCTCAATTAGCTGCATTAGAGGAATCGTTGATTCGTAATGCTTCTAATAATCGCCATGGTTTTTGCAATAAACTCATTGAGGATGTTGCAAAAAAAGTGAAATCACTTAAAGAAAGTGTCAAGCCATCTAAAGAGTCAGTGAATCCCATCAGAAATTTGCAGTCATCTACGGTTTCTAGGGACTCGGCTAATAAAGATGAGAGAACTCACGAAGATTTACTCGAAGCGCTTAAGCGGCGCGCATCAAGATAGTTACCGATTATCTCTAGATACTAAATCTGGAGATAATCAAGGTGTCAGCTAACAATTTAACGACTACAGTAAGCCTTTTAAGCGATGCGTCAATGGAGGTTTTTCAAAACTCTGGCGCTCATATTTCTAATTTAAATCATAAATACGAGAATTTTAGGAAGACTCCTAATTCATTTGGTAGCCAAGTACTGGTGGCTAGACCTACTCGAGTAACATCGGGTCCTGGTTTAAGTTTGCCTGATAATACGCCTCCTTGGACTCAGGAATATTACAATTTGGTGGTGAGTAACGCATGGCATTCTGAAATTGCCAATACTACTTACCAGGATATGTTCTATGAGCAACAGTTGGATTGGATTACTGATAAAGCTTACGCAACCGTAGAAACTTTAAGAGGTAAAGTAGAGTCTCAATTATGTAAGTTATGGGATTCAACCATGAATGGCGCGCAAAGCCAAACTACTGATGGCATGCCGCTCTATACGCCACCTCAAATTGAGTCCGGTCCTTTTAGATTTTATGCTAACTGGAATCCAGGAGATTCAACAGTAGGCTCTATTACCGATCAACGTCTCATTAAAAAGGCGTCAAATTTAATGAAGATTGCCGGTGTTCCTGGTGGCTCGATGAAGACTTTTATTCATCGTATGGTTGAGCATTCATTGCTGTCGCAATTCGGTCAAGACTTTTTACCGACTACCAACGATAAATACTACGATTCTTGGATGTTGCGCGAATGGGCAGGCTTGAAATTCTACAGTACTGATTTCTTGCCAATTCACTATTCTGGAACGATTGCAAACAATGGTGAGACTTTAACTATTGTTGAGGTTCAAGATAGTTTAACGGTCGATCCTATGTTGGCTGGATTATCTGCTTACAATTCTGAGAACTTAAATAAAACCGTTCAAACGAGCACCTTGATTTGTACCGATGCTTCTTCTGGTGGCACCGTTAATGTGGGTGACTTAATACAGATTAATTCTGTGGTTTCTAAATCTACGGTTGTTACTTATAACTCAAAAGACGTTACCAGTCTTCCGGTTCAAGTTCGGGTAGTAAGTGCGGAAGCTGCTGATAG